CTCGGCATCCCGGAAGACCGCATCATGTTCCCGTCACGGGAGGCACGCATCCTCGGAATGGACGCGCAGGTTGTCGCGCACCTGTACCAGGCGATGGACTGCCTGCTCGCCCCCAGCATGGGCGAGGGGTTCGGTATCCCGATCGTGGAGGCGCAAGCCTGCGGCACCCCGGTCATCACTAGCAACCACTCAGCCATGACCGAACTGTCCGAGGCTGGCTGGCTGGTGCAGGGCGACCCGTGGTGGGATCAAGCCGCCGACAGCTTCTTCTTCATGCCGTTCATCCACTCGATCACCTCCGCGCTCGAGCAGGCGTACGAGGTGCGCGGCGACCCGCGTGTCAGGCAGGCGGCGGTGGAGTTCGCACAGCCCTACGACGCGAACAAGATCACGCTGGACTACTGGGTGCCGGCGCTCGAGCGGTTCGGGCAGCCTGCGGAGAGCAGACAGGTGCGACGGGCGCGGGAGCGCAAGCTGGCGAAGGCGAACGCGTGACGCTCACGATCCTCTGCGTCACAGACGGGCAGCCGTACGCGCAGCCGTTCATCGACAACATGGAGCAACTCGCCGCAGACCTCGGCTGCGGGTTTGTGGAGTACGACGGCACCTGCGCCGGCTACATCGAGAAGGTGCTAGACGAGGCGATAGCGGACTGCCCCGACGGGTACATCTTGCGCTTGGACGATGACGAGAAGCCGGACGCTGCGATGGTCGACTGGCTCGCAGGGCGCGAGTACGAAGCGTCACCGCACTGGGCGTTCCCGCGGCTCAACCTGTACCCCGATGAGGAGCACTACCTGACCGGGTTCGACCTGTACCCCGACCCGCAAACACGGCTGTCCACAAAGCGCATGTCCGGGGGCAGGCACCTCATCCACGACGGATCACCGTACGGCACCGGGCGCATGGCCCCCTGCCACATCGAGCATCACAAGTTCCTCGTCCGCACCCTCGAGGAGCGGTGGGAGACGCTGTACCGCTACGAGCAGCTACAACCCGGCGCGGGCTCGAGGTTCGTGCAGTTCAGCGCACCTGAAGACCTCCACGACCCGCGCCTCCAGGTTGTCGCCCGGGAAGTCGTGCCCGCGTGACCCCAATCACCGTCACCGCCGAATCCCTCCAGCTGCTCCGCGGCCGCGCCTGCGTGTCCGATGACGAGCTCGCCCTGATCGCCCGCACCGTCGCCCAGGCAGGGGACGGCGACCACCTGGAGATCGGGAGCATGTGGGGCGGCACCGCCATCGCAGCCGCCAAAGCCAAGATCGACGCCGGCCACACCGGAAACATCCTGTGTGTCGACTCGTTCATCGGCTCCGACGGCGAGTGGGGCACTGCCACGCCGGAAATCTTCTGGGCGAACGTGCAGGCAGCCGGTGTACGTAAGCGCGTCCATCTACGGGTGGAGTCCTCAAGCCCGTGGCCGTTCCTGCCCCGCAAACGGTTCGTGTCCGCGCTGATCGACGGCGACCATGGGGCGCCCTGGCCGCAGACCGACTGGGACAACGTGTCGAAGGTGTGCCCGCTCATCCTCGTCCACGACGTCGGCCGTGACAGCGCCTGCACCGACCTCCACAACAGGCTCCTCGATGACCCCGAGTGGAAGGTGCTCGAGTACGCGCAGCCGTGGATGTACCTCTACGGGCGGGTGACGTGAAGCCGTACGCCACCCTCATCAGCTTCGGCACCGGCGACGTGTTCGCCCGCTACCTCGCGCAGATGTTCCAGAGCGCCGAGCTGAACTTCTTCCCCGGACGCGCACAGTTGCTCGCGCTGGACACCGTGCCGGAGTGGCCGTACTCGGTGCGCGACAGGCACTCTCGCATCCTCGAGAACCATCACAGGATCCGCGGCGACTTCGTCCTCTTCCTTGACGCCGACATGCTGTTCGTAGACCTCGTCGCTGACGAGATCGTCGCGGACGGCCTCACCGTCGTTGGACATCCGTGTATGCCCGCAGGCACCGACCCCGACCTACTCACGTACGAGCGCAACCCGGAGTCGGTCGCGTACATCCCCTACGGACGCGGTGATCGCTACTACTACGGCGCGCTGATCGGCGGCCCGACGGACATCTTTCTCGAGTACTCCGCGCAGGTGCACGAGATGTGCCAGGTCGATGGCGACTACTCGCCCGTGTGGCAAGACGAGTCCTACTTGAACCGCATCCTGCTCGACAGTCCGCCCGCGCTCGAGCTCGACCAACGGTACTGCGCGTGGTGGACAAGCAACGTTGACGACCCGCGCATTCGGGTGCTGGAGAAAACGCCCGAGGAGATCCACGCTCGCAACCACCAAGGGAAGGAGGCTGTCACCGCATGACCAGCAGCACGCCGTCCATCACGAGCAAGGAGGAGTAGCAAATGCCTGGAAAGGTTTTCAGCAGCCCCAAGGTGTCCGTGAACGGGGTCGACCTCTCGACTTGGTGCGACAAGGCGACCGTCACCCTGTCGCTCGGCTCCGCGGACATCACCACGTTCGGGGCGACCAACTCCATGAAGGCGCCGACGCTCGGTGACGCAGTCATCACCTGTGACTTCTTCACTGACTACGCGACCTCGGGGCCGAACCAGACCCTGAGCGCCATGTTCACGAACAGCCGGGCGAACGTCACCGGCACGGTGGAGATCATCCCCGTCGGCGCAACGGGCATCTCCGCGACGAACCCGCGGATCACGATGCCGGCGGCGTTCCTGATGAACTACACCGGTGGCGACTTCGCAGTTGCGGACGCCAGCAAGTTCTCCGCGGAGTTCCAGAACGGAGGGACGGCCGGGATCACGTTCGGAACGGTCTAAACCGTGGCTGCATCACAGGGCACGGTAGTAGTCAAGGGGTACAGGGAGCTCGACCGAGCGTTCCGCAACGTGTCCAAGGACGTGTCCAGGACGCAGCGGGCTGCGCTCAAAGTGGTGGCGGAACCCGCCCGTGCAGCAGCGGAGCAGCTGGCGGTCGGGAACATCACGAACATCGGGTCGCACTGGTCACGCATGCGGCTCGGCGTCTTGGCCCGCGGCGTCTACCTGGCGCCGACATCGCGCAGAACGTCGGGAGGCTCCCCACGCCCCAACCTCGCCCCGCTCCTCATGGACAGGGCGATGCAACCAGCCGTCGACCAGAACGAGGACAAGATCATCATCGGCCTCGAGCACTGGCTGGACGGGATCGCAATCAAGAACGGTTTCTAGGGAGGGTGCTGTGAGCAAGCTAGTGATCGACGGGGTGTTCGGCCTCGACGGCGAATACGAAGCAGACCTGTCCTACTTCACGAACAGGGAACTGCACCAGATCAAGAAGCAGACCGGCATCCGTGCCGGCGAGTTCTCCGAGGCGTTCGCGTCCGGTGACAACGACGTGATGGTGGCGTTCGCCGTCGTCATCCTCAATCGCGCCGGGAAGGAAGGCGCGGAGGATCTGCTGTGGGACGCGAAGGCCGGCTCCGTCACGTTGCTGCTCGATGACGAGGACGAAGAGGGCGATGCGGGTGAGGGTGGAGTTGGTGCTCGCCCCCCGGACTCACCGACGACGAGTGGGCCAGAGAGCTCGCCGGACGCAGACTCCTCCGGCAGCGACGAGAACGAGCCTTCTACCGAGACTTCACCGACACCTTTGGCCCTCTTGGAGAGCGACCCGAGTCCTACTGGTTTCCCGCGCTCGGCCACTGGTGCGGCGTAAGAGTGACCGATGTCGCTGAGATGACGCCTCAGCAGTTGATGGCGTGCTTCGAGTTCATGCCGAGGGACAAGTAGCGTGGCGCGCGCTCTCGTCGTAGAGATCATCGGGGACAGCCGCAACCTCCAGAAGAACCTCGGCAGCGCCACAAAGGCGACAAAGGGTTTCGAGTTGTCGCTGAAGAGCCTGGCGAAGACGGTCGGAGTGGTGTTCGGTGCGGCGACGGTCGTCCACGGGCTCGAGGACATCATCGGCAAGGCGATGGAGTCCGAGGTGTCGATGGCGAAGCTGAACGCGGCGTTCAAGAGTTCCGGCGTGTCGATGCGGCAATACGCCACGGAGGTGGACAGGGCGCAGGCCGCAGGCCGCCGGCTCGGCTTCTCCAACATCGACACCCAGGCGGGGCTCGCGAAGTTGGTGGTAGCGACGCAGTCTGGGTCGCTGGCGATCAAAGACCTGGCGACCGCCGAGGACTTGGCGCGGTTCAAGCACATCACGCTCGCCCAGTCCTCGCAGATGCTGTCCCAGGCGATGACCGGCTCCGCCCGTGCGGTGAAGCAACTCGGGATCAACGTGGTGCCGGTCACAACGAACCTGAACGCGCTGCGGGAGGCGCATAAGGCGGCGGGGACGAAGGCGACGGAGCAGGAGATCGCGACGGCGAAGTTGGCGGACAAGCAGGCGACGGGCGCGAAGATCATCGAGATCGTCACCCAGCGTCTGCACGGTCAGGCCGACGCCTATGCCTCGACGACGTCGGGAGCGATGGCACGTTTCCGCGCCGCGCTCGAGGATTTGGAGGAACGCATCGGGCAGAAGTTGCTACCCACGATGACGAAGTGGGCGAACTACCTGACCGACCACCTGCCGCAGATCGAGAAGTTCCTGAAGGGGCTGGCGGACAAGGCGCAGACGCTATGGAGCGCGGTTCAGAAACTCGTGGACATCACCGGCGGGTGGCGCTCCGTGCTGCTCGGCCTGGTCGGGCTCAAGCTCGTGTCGATGTTCACCGCGTGGCAGGGCGGGCTCAAGGGGCTGATCGGCGCGTCGGGTGGCGGCGGCCTTGTCGGCGCTGATGCTGCCGCACTTAGCCTCGGCGGACGGCTGAAGAATCTCGCCAGGTTCGGCGCTATCGGGATCTCCATCCCTGTGTGGATCAACATCGGCACCCACTTCATCGGTGACAACACCAAGGATCTCGTCACGACACTGCTCAAGTACGGGCTGCCGCAGTTCATCCCTGCGGCGCTGATCGCGAAGGGCGCGCAGAACATTTTCAGCGGCAACCAGACGATGTCGCCGGCGCAGGCCAAGGCCCAGTTCATCAAAGAGGCGATGAAGAACGGCATGACCCGCAAAGAAGCTGAGGCCGAATACAACCGGCGTGCCAAGGGCGGCTCGTCGGTGAACGCGGGTGGGAAGGCCGGGTCGAAGCGCGGCATCGGCGGCGCGGGCTCCGTCTACAGCGGCGCCTCCGTGGAACCCGCGTTCAGCCACCCATCCACCCACCCAACCCGTGGGCTGTCCGGCTACCCGGCGTTTGACTACATGGTGAAAGCCGGTACCGCCGTGAAGGCCCCGGAGGACGGGTACATCGTCGGCCACTCCGGCTCCAGACCCACGGGACACCCCGCCGACGTGTACGGGTACTCGCTCTACTTCTACGGCGTCGAGACGCACAGCATGTACTTCATGACGCATCTATCCGACGCGGCCGGGGACGGGTACTACCCCAAGGGCAGCGTCATCGGCTTCGTCGCTGACCAAGGCAAAGGCTCCCACGTCCACGTTGGCGTAAACAAGGGCAGCGGCCGTCTCGCGACACCCGATCGCGCGCCGGGCGGTACCGGCCGTCTCGCTGGCACGCACGGATTCAAGAGCGCCGCCGCGGCCGCCTTGGGGAGCGCGGTAGGCGTCGACCCGTTCGCCGCTCTCGGCGGCAGTGGCGGAGGCAGTAGTGGCGGCAGGGTGGCAGGAAAACCCGGCAAGCCCGCCGCTCCCATCTTCGGTGCTGTCGGCAAGCAGATCGCGGACGACGTCACCAGCGCCACCACGCATATCGCCACCAGCCTGGACAAGATGATGAAGATGATCATCGCGAAACAGGCTGCGCTCGCCGCCGCTATCGCCCGCATGCGCGCCGCCGTCTCCTCCGCGTTCCAGGACTTCGCCAGCCAAGCCATGTCGGCGTTCGACGCCATCAACAACGCGTGGAAGTCGCCCTCGGCCCTAAAGCTCCAGAAGATGCAGGCCGAGGACACCGCCAAAGCAGCCGCCCGAGCCTACGCCGACGCGGTCGAGCAGTACGGCGTCAACAGCCCCGAGGCGCTCGAGGCCGCCCGCGCGTGGGAGGAGTCGCAACTCGAGGCGCAGGCCCAGGCCGAGCAGGAAGCCCACGACAAGAAGGTGAAGGCGGACAGGGACGCGTTCGAGAAACGCCTGGCCGAGCTCCAGAAGCAGGCGGGCAGCGCCAAGACACGCGCGCAAGCAGCAAAGATCCAAAAGGAGATCAACGCGCTGTTCTCCGAATACGGCATCACCCAGGACAGCCTCCAGGCCGCCACCGACTGGCAAACCGCACAGAGCCTGTTCGTTGGGGCGATCGGCAACCTCAAGAAGTCGCTAGACGCGCTCACCGCCGCCATCGACAAGTCGCCGCGTCCCAGTCCCGGCACAAGCAACCCCGGCGCGAGCACCCCCGGCCCCGGACTCGCTAGCGGAGGGTTCCTCGCCGGCGCCGAAGGACAGGGCATACCCATCCTCGCCCACGCCAACGAGTTCGTGCTCCAGTCCAGCGCCACCCGCAAGATCGGTATCCCCGCATTGGCGTACATGAACCGCACCGGCAACCTCCCCCGCTACGACGAAGGCGGGGTGGTTCACCCGTGGCAGCTCGACGACGCCTACATGGATCCCGGCTATCGCGACAAACTCATGGAAGCAGAACGGCAAGCCAAATTGAAGTACGGCGGCTCGAGCATCTTCAACCCGAAGAACTGGACACCAGACATCGTCAACACCGCCGGCAAGTACCACGACATGCTCACCCGACGCTACGGCGACCTGATCCACTTCGAGGACGGATGGATACCGGAGATCTACCTGTCGGTGCAGAAGGCCGCGGGCATCATCGAGAGCGCGCTCACGGATCCGCCCGACAACATCTGGAACCGCACGCACGGCACCGTCTGGTACGACCAGGGCCGCGGGCGCAAGGCCGCGATCCCGTCCAGGCTCGGGAAGTACGGGTACGGGACGGGCAGTTGGGGGAGCGGCGTCACCCCCGCGCGGCTCGAGGACATCGCCAGCGGCTACATCCCCTCGTTCGCGATGGGCGGTGTGATGCCGCACACCGGGCTCGCCTACGTCCACCAGGGTGAGACGATCAGCCGCGCAGGCGCAGGGCCCACAACCATCATCCTCCAGGTCGACCGTCAGGTGCTCGGAAAGATCGTCACCGACGAAGTGGTTGCGGCAGGCGGTCGCGGCGGCCCCTTACAGGCCCGACTCCCATAGGTGGCCTCAGCCAAGCTACTCCCCGGCTACAGCGCCTACATCAAAGTCGAAATTGACTTCACCTCCAACTGGAACGTGGCCCTTGCCTCCGCGTCGTTCACCGACGTCACCGCCGACCTGCGCTTCCAAGACGGCATCAGCTGGGACAGAGGCAAGAACGCCGCGTGGGATCAGCTCTCCCCCGGCTCGTTCAACTTCACCCTCGACAACCGCGCAGGCACCTACGAGCCCGCCACCAACAGCAACGTCGTCGGCACCCGACTGTGCCGGATTACCCTCTACTACCCGAACCCGACAACGACCGCCTATGTGCAGCTCGTCGGGGTCATCGACAAGTTCGACGTCGTCTACCCCTCCTACGGCAAGGATCAGGTCGTCAACGTGTCCGGCGTCGACTGGCTCACCAGCCTGTGGCTTTCCAAGATCATCAGTGTCGCCGCGCCCTTGGCTACCTCAACAGGCTGGTACCAGGCGATATGCAACGCCGCCGGCATCCCCGCCAGCTACCAATCTTTCGCCGCTGGGACGTTTACGCTGAAGCCCGCCACGATCAACAAGACCGACTGCATGAGCGCGCTCAGCAACATCGCCAACAGCCAGGTGCATTTCCTGTACGTCAGCAAGACAGGGGTGATCACCGCCGTCGCGTTGGCGTCCGGCTCGAGCTCGCAGACCTATGACGACACGTCGGCCACCTACCCGTTCACCGACCTGAAAGGCGGGACGGGCGGCACGGGCACGTACACCATCGTCGAGGTCGCGCAGCCCGGCTCCATCACCGTCTCCGCCGGCGACAACCCGCCGGTGACGGCGAACATCGCCGGTACACCGCTGCCGAAGACGAAGTTTGGGCCGCAGGTGTTGCAGATCAACGCCGCGCCGGTGACGAACCCGTCCGGGCTGGTGGCGAGCTGGGCGGCTGCGGTGCCGACCCCCGCAACGTACTGGTGGCGTGAGTTGGAGATCAAGCCGCTACGGGCGCCCGCCACGCTCGTCCCGGCCGTGCTCGCGGCCGAGCTCGGCGACAGGATCACCGTCGTCCGTCACCCGTTGCAGGGCGGCACCATCAGCAAGGCCGCGTCGATCCGCAGCATTAAGCACGACATCAAGGGGGGTGACTGGACAGTGACCTATGGGCTGACCGACCGCTGATGGCCGACCGGCTCACCTACACCCGGCCCGTAGTCGGTGGCGACGTGGCCGCGCAGGGGACACCGGACATGACCCTCGCCGTCGGCGCCGGGTACGTGCTCATCGCCAACGCGTCCGTGGCAGTAGCCGCAGGGAACGTCACCGTGACCGCCGCCGACGCCACACAGGATCGCCTAGACGCCGTCGTAGTAGACGCCTCCGGAACCAAGAGCGTGCTCGCCGGCCCCGTCAACGACGGCATCAACGTCCAGCCACCCGACGCCACCGGGTACGCGCTGCTCGCCACCGTGTACGTGCTGAACCAGGCACATGCGGACTACACCGGCACGATCACCAACGCCATGCTCACCGACATGAGACAAGCCGCGTTCGTGGAGCAGCCGCAGCAGGCGCAGACGTTCTCCTACACCTACTCCACTGCGACCACGTCGACCGACCCGGGCACGGCCACGTTCAACTTCAACAGCACCACCGCGTCCGCGATCACCACCATGTACATCAGCTACACGTCCGCCACCTCACCGATCAGCGCCCTCCCGTGGTTGAAACAAGGCACGTCCATCAGTGGCGTGCGCCTCAGCCCCTACCTGCTCCGGCTGCGCTCGAGGAAAGACCCGAACAACTGGATCATGCTCGAAGTGCTCGGCGGCAGCATCACCGACCACACCACGTTCGGAGACATGCCCGCCAAGTTCGTCGCCAAGTCCAACTCCGGCTCCACCATTCCGTTGAGCACGGACACGTACGACACCATCTTCGAGTTCTGCGGGGTCGCCCCCGTCACCTACCTGTTCGACACCGCGAACCTCACAGGTGACGTCACGATGACGAACGCCAACCAGTTCTATGACGGGCCGAGCCTCGCCAGCATCGGCACCTCCACCTCCACGATCTGGCTCGACGCGTACATCACCGTCCTCGCCGGCGCGAACCTAGACAAGATCACCGCGAAACTCTGGAACGGCACGGCGACAGTCGCGGAGGGCGGGGCTGTCGGAAGCAACGTCACCGCCGTCACCATCCACCTGAGCGGCATCCGTCAACCAGGGGGCGCGGAGACGTGGAAGATCAGCGCCGCCTCGACCGGGGCGGGCGGGACGGTAAAGGCGGCAGCGTCAGCGAACTCCGCGGGAAACTTCGCCAGCCGCATCAGTTACATGAGGATCAACTGATGCCCGCGCAGAACCCGTCGTGGTACCCGGAGTGCGAGTACCGCCAGATCCACCGGGCGTTCGCCCGCGCGTCCTGCAATTGCACCCCCAACCACTTGGCAACCTTGGGGAGCTCGTGAAGGGCGCGGCACTGCGTGAACGACTCGTCGCGCCACCTCGGCCCACCCCGCAAATGCATCCCCTCATGGATAACCGCGACCAGCGCGACCTGCTCGTCATAACTCGCCTGCCACTGGAACCGATGGCGGATCATGCGGGTGACGAGTTGGCAGTCGCCGGCGTTGATGCGGGCGCTCGAGCCCGGCCCGGTACCTTCACTGTTCAGGTTCGTGAAGGACTGGCCGGCGGGCGTTGGGGCACAAATGGCGGTGACTGGTCGCTGGGCTACGCGGGTAAGGATCTGCGTTGTGGTGGGTGACCCCGCTGCTCCTGCGGTGGCGCAGAGGATGGCGGCGGCGAGCGCGACGAGGCAGGTCATGGTGATCTTTCGGACTGTCTCGACGCTCAGGCCGACGATGCTCGCGATGTGGCGCAACGTCATGCCTGCGGCGCGGGCTCGGCGCATGGTGGCGTGGAGTTCTTGCTTGGCGTGCTCTTTCTCGGCGGTAGCAACGGCAAGACGGTCGAGGCAAGTCCAGTCGGGCACGATGTTGTCGTGCGACCACTTGCGGCGATTGCAAGAAGCGCACAGTGTTTGCAAGTTGTCCATCTCATCGCTACCACCACGCGAGATGGCGACGACGTGATCGATCGTCAGGTCTTCGCGCGTCTGACAGTGCAGGCAAGTGAAGTTATCCCGTGCCCAGACCGACCATCTGACCGCTTCGCTGATGTACGCCATACCTCAATCGTACCACCAGCTAGACAATTTGTCACGCGGTTAGACGGACAGGAGAGGTAATGGTCTACCCCCACCCCAAAGGCACCCGGCACGTCTACATCGCCGGTGGTGTCCCCGACGGACTCCACGAAACCAGCGGGTTGCCCCATTCGTGGGCGTTGGACTTCATGGCCCCCGGAGGCACACGCATGCTCGCCCCCGAAGCCGGCAAAATCACCAAGCTCTCAGGGCACAACCCCGGCGAAGGAGTCATCGACGGCAGCATCTACGGCTGGTCGCTCTACCTCAAAACCACCGCGGGCATCCTCTACTTCGCCACCCACCTCGAAAACAGGGACGTGAAGGTCGGCCAGTACGTCCGCAAAGGCGACATCCTCGGCCACGTCGGACACTGGCCCCACGACCCCGGACGCAGCCACACGCATCTCGGCGTCACCCACCCGAACGGGGAGGAGGCTGCGAAGCTGTACATCTGCAAGGTCGCGAAGGCGACGAAAATCACGGGCCAGTGGCCCGCTATGTAGGGAGGCATTATGGCTGTGACAGCATCGAAGATCAGCGACGACCGCGACGTCTACAGCATCGAGTACGACAAGGACGCGGTCAGCGGCGACACGATCAAGGCGACGTTCTCGAACCCCGGCGACAAGAGCGTGTACGCGGGCCTGAACGACGGCACGTTCATCGTCACCGTGGAGAAGGGCTACAAGGGCACCGACGAGGTGCTGGTGGAAGGGAACGTCGGCGGCTCCGACGAGGGAACCGTCACGTTCGGCTAGTCCAGTGGTTGCCGTCGCCACCCTCTCCGCTCTCGCGCTTGTCGCGGTGATCGCATCGTTCCTGTACACGCGGTCACGGATCCAGGAGATCCATGTGCTCGTGAACCGGCGGCTCGAGCTCGCGTTGCAGGAGATCCGTGACCTGAAACAGGAAGCAGAGAGGCGGTCAAAGTGAGCGTTCGTCAAACCGTGGGGCGGCCCCCACGCAACTGCGGTTCTGCCAGGGCGTCACCGGGCAGGGCCGGCAGTGGGTAGCTGGCTTGTCATCGCGGAGGCGAACGTCTACGCCGTGCCTGTCGCCGCACTCATCGTGTCCGCTGCGGCGCTCGTGTACGGGGCGATGGGCGGGCACCGCCAGAGCCGAGACCGGGAGATAGCAGACCTGCGGGACGAACTACGGGAGTGCAGGAGCCAGCGCTCCGCGCTCGAGCGGGAGAACATCGCGCTGATGCGACAGTTGACGAGCGAGCGGAAAGAGAACGAAACGTGACGGAGTGGTTGAAGGGGCATCTGTTCATCAGCCGCGGCGCGCTGATCTTCTTCCTTGCGTCGTGGCTCGTGTTCGGAGGCTGGATCATCCACCAGAACCAGATTCTGTCCAACCAACAAGACAAGGATGCCCGACTTGCGGAGCGTGCTGCTGCAAACCAGCACGCGACCGGCTGCCTCATCAAGGTGTTCCTACTCAACCAGCCGAACCTTGACGAGCGCGTCGTGCTCGTGCTCAGTCAGGTGTTCCCGAAGCTACCGGAGAAGTGTCCATGAGCCGACTCGCCGCCGTCCTCGCGCTCGTCTGCACCGTCGCTGTTGTCACCGCCGTCCTGAACGTTCCGGGTGACGCCGCCCTCACCGGCAAGATCACCCTAACCGCCATCGCGATGGAGCACAACGTGCAGGGCGTGTTCCCCGGGGCGATGGAGACGTGGCGCTACAGCCTCACGTCGATCCGCCGCAACCCGGCCAGGCCGTTCGGGTACATGGTGCTGTCCTGCGCCCGCATCCAAGCAGAGAACACCCTCCGGCAATGCGTCGGCACCGCCAGCCTACCCCGCGGCAAGATCACCGTCAGCGGATCGTTCCTGTACGCGCAGCTGTGGACGCTCGCCGTCACCGGAGGCACCGACGACTACGCCGGCGCGACCGGCACAGCCACATCCATCCAGACACGCAAGTCCAAGACCGTGTTCGTGCTCACGTTCAACCTCACCTAGGAGGAGACATGTCCGACACGCAGAGCTGGATCCTGATCGTTGAGGTCGGCATTCTCGCCGGGCTCGCCCTACTTGCCGCGCTCAGGCCATGAAAGACGACTTCCAGTTCGCCGCGGTTGCGGCAATCGCCGCGCTCGTCATCGTGTGCCTCACCGTCCTGGCTGTCACCGACAGCAACCCGATCGAGCTCCACGGCGCGCTGCTGTTCATCCTCGGCGGACTCGTCGGGGTGGCCGTCCCAAAGAACGGCGGCAAATGAGCCAGCCGACCCGCCCAGACACCGTGGAGGTGTACATGCGCGTCGACGGCCTGTGGGACTGGCGGCGCAAAGCCCCGAACGGCCAGGTCGTCGCCACCTCCGGCGGACAGGGGTACACCACCAGGTCTGACGTGAAACTGGCGGCGGTCAGGGAGAACGCTGGCGTGCAGGTGCTCGAGGTGGCCGAGTGACCGACTGGCCGAAGAAACACTCCTGGTGGCTCGACGCCGCCCGCCTCCGCGTCGGCCTCCTCAAACGCCCACAGCCACAAGTCCCGCATATGACCTTCCCCAAGTGGGCCCCGGAGATCAACGAGCTCAACACGTTCACCGCCTGGCTCCTCTGGAAGAACGACGGCATGAAGCGCCCGCGCCCGAAAGTGTGGAAGCGGGTGCCGGCGTACGCGTGGAAGGTGTGGGGCGAATACCAGACGGCGCACCCGAAACCGAAGCCGCCCAAGCCAACACCGCCGCCTCCTGGTGATCCGCCAACGTGGACGCTACCCGGCCCGTTGGTGGAGTCCGGCGTGTACGGCGACAACGACTGGCACAACCTCATGACCAAAGGCACCATCGCCGAGATACGCGTCCCCGGCGTCTGCCCACTATGGGAATGCAACCAGGTCAACGGGTCGGGCCACGGGTGGCTCGGCCAGATCGAAGGACACGACCAAAAGCAGCAGGCCGTCGACCTGCTCGAGCAGCACCGCCAACCCGGTGACCACCTCGCCATCGTCGGCACCCTCAACGTCCCCGTCCACGACATCCTCCACCTCGTCAACGTCTGCTACGCCGAGCTCAACGCGCAGGCCGGCTGGGAACCATACGGCAACGCCAACCGCATCCTGTTCCAGGCCCACCAGGACGGATGGACATACGCGAAACCCAACTACGGCGTCTACGTCCCCGTCAGCCTGCAGGACTACTTCGACTATGTGCCCGAAGTGTGGGATCCCGCCACGAACAGGTTTGTGCCCGGCACCGAACCGCAAGGACACCCCGGCTCAGATTTCGGGGTGTTCTCCGCGCAGGGCGCCGGCGACACGAACTCGTGGGCGACGATCAACAGCGTGTAGGCTCTCCCCAGTAGCGTCCTCCGTGTCGCTACCCGTTGACAGACGGCCCCGCCCCTCTTCGGCTACCACCAGGAGGGGCGGGGTTTTTTCGTTCCCCTAGACAACGGCGTACCAGTGTGGTACCGTCACGGGCCATATGAGTACCGAGACTGAAACCAAGCTCGTCAAGACCTACGTCAACGCCACAACCAAGGCGCGGCTCGAGGCGCTCGCCGCCAAAGAGGAGCGCAGCGTGGCGTTCATCATCCGCCGCATGATCCGCGAAGGCCTCGTCCGCGAAGAGATCGCCGCGGCCACGGAGACAGCATGAAGATCACGCTGCGGGAAGCACAAGCGGCGCACCGGGCGGTAGCCCAAGCCATCGCTGATGGCGAACTGTTGCGCGACTGGTGCGAAGTCTGCGGCGAAGAGGCGCAGGCCCACCACGACGACTACCGCAGGCCGTTGGACGTGCGCTGGCTCTGCCGCTCCCATCACCGACTCTGGCACAACCAGCATCCGAGCGGGGTGGACTGGAACTCCGACGGAAAGCAGATCGTCACGTTCCGTATCCCGCGTGCCCTGCTCGAACAGGTTGAGGCGCTAGCCGCCGACAACCATCGCACGCTATCCCAGGAGATTCGCCTCGCGATGGTCAAGCACCTAGCAGCAGCGGCGCGGGCATGACTCTCCGCGCCCCCGACGGCCGGTACCGGCAGAACATCGACCCGCACCCGCCGCGGCCACCGCTCGCCTATCTCATCTGCCCCGGCCACGTCGCCCGAGACGGCCACTACACCGAAGGCTGCGGAGACGTGCGGGCTGTCGTCAAGCGGAAGAAGGTCTACGTCCGGCCGGGGAAGTGGGCGATGGTGCCGGTGCTCGTGTGCCCGCACTGCGAAACCCGGTTGCTACCGACAAGGTTGGAGATCGAACGAACGAGAGGGAGGGCATGACCAGCCAGGAACAGACCGCGCTTACTCTACTGACAAGGCTCGTAGGGGAACAGCCAGACGACGCCGACCAATGGTACGTCGACTTCTTCGGCAAGACCCTGGTGATCGACTCCTCCCTGGATCTCACCGAGGACGAGTGCGCGCTTATTACGCACCTGCGCGGAGCGCCCAGATGAGTCCCGTCAACATCAAGCGCACCACCACCAACAAGGGGCGGTACTACGAATGGCGCGCCGAAGACGGCAAATTCTGGAGCGTCACCACGATCGTGAACGGCGGGCTGCCCAAGCCGGTGCTCGTCAACTGGGCGAAGAAGTTCACCGCCGAGTACGCCATCGACAACTACGCCCGGTTGGGCGTGCTGCTCGAGCCGAGCCCCGACGGGTTCGTCGACCGTGAGGGCGCTCTCGACTGGCTGAAGAACGCCAGCTTTCGTGACCGCGACCGCCGCGGCGCTCTCGGCACGCTCGTCCACGACGCCGCCGAGGCGTACATCCTCGGCAAGCCGACGCCGGACTGGACGCCAGACATGCGTCCGCGGATGTTCGAGTTCATGCGCTTCCTCTCCGACCATAAACCCGACTACATGGACGGCATGGTCGAAGCACCCGTCTACAACCGCGCCGAACGCTACGCCGGCACCCTCGACGGGATCTGCGACATCGGCGGGCGCCGCGTCCTCATCGACTACAAAACAGGAAAAGGCGTCTACCCCGAGGTCGCATTGCAGCTCGCCGCGTACAGGCACGCCGAGTTCATCGGCGCACCCGACGGCAGCGAAATCCCCATGCCATCCGTCGACGCCTGTGTTGTCCTGCACATCCCTGATGAGGGTGAGTACCAGCTGATCGAAGTCCGCGCGGACGACGAGGTGTTCCAGGCGTTCAAGTACGTGCGGGAGGTGTTCCGGTTCATGGAGGAGACGTCGAAGCGGGTGCTGCTCGGCCCGTTCCCGTCCACACTGGAGAGTGCGCTGAGCGAGCCCGGGGTATCTGACAAGGCCGTCGGCCCGGTCACCGACGGAAGGCATAGCCCCTTGGCTACCGGGAGCGACCCCGGCTCGCTGAGCGACGCCGAACAGTTGGGCATCGCGACCGTGGCGCGCGGACAAACAGATTTGCCGGAGGGGTACTAGCCATGCCGATCCTCGAACTCCAACGCAGGTTTATGACCCTCGGCCGAGTACGCCTCGGGGAAAAGGGCCCGAAGGGCGAGCCGAAGCGGCTCGACTCGTTCCGCTTCACCACCGCGAGCCAGGATCTGATCCATGCCGTGGCCGACGTCTACGGCGGAAAGCCCGAACCGTGGGTAGACGCCCCCGACGGTGACGGCTACTGGCAGGTGACGACCGAGGCGCGCGAACTCAAGATCGTGCTCCCACCTGTGTACTCCGACGCGGACGGATCGCCAACCACGACTTACAGTCAGTGGCTCGAGAGTTGGACAGCCGCCGGCGCGCAACGACGCTGCGACGGCGTCACCGAAATGCTCAGCGGCCAGCCCTGCCTCTGCCGCGCCCTAGTTGAGGAAGGTGGCGAGGAGGCCCGCGTCTGTCAGATGACGACACGAGTTAGCTTCCTTCTGCCCGACATTCCAGGAGTTGGCGTGTGGCTCATGACGAGTCATGGCTACAACGCCGCGGTCGAGCTCCCCGGCACGCTTGAACTCCTGGTGCGAGCCGCGTCCCAGCACGCCTTTATCGAAGCCTGCCTCAGGATTGAGAACCGCGTGAAGAAAACCCCGGGCGAGCCGACCAAGCGATTCGTCGTGCCCGTCATCGACCTACCGAGCGTCACGTTGAAGCAGCTTGCCAGCGGCGAGGTGCCGTTGGTGTTGAACGCGCCGAGGCAGTCGCCGCCAAAACCACCTCTCCCCATGACGGTGGATCTACCTGCGGTGGCTGACCTCGGCGTGGTCGACCAGGACGCGACACCGTTCGGGCCGCCGCCGGTCATAGCGTCCCGACGTGCGGATGTAGACCGGGTCGCGCTCGAGGAGGAGCTACGCACCTCCTACGCCGAACTCGGCTCCGACCCCGACGAAGTCATCGCGCTCATGACCAAGCACGCCGGCGACGATGATTGGCTCATCGCCCAGGTGGAGCGTGCCCGGGAGAACCTGGCGTTTAAGCAGGCGCACGAACTGGAGACGGCGTGACCGGCGTGGCTAGCCCCACCGAACGCGCCGACAAGCGGCTCCCGGCCACCGTGGCGGCGTTGCGGAAATCCGGCTACATGGTGATCACCCCGGAGGACATCCAGGCGGGCTGGCGGGTGCTCACCCCGGAACAAGCAGAGGCGATCCCGAAGGCGATGGACGCGCTCTTACAGGCGATCCGCTGGATTGGCGGGTGGGAGCGACCGATGAAGCGCCGCCCTGCCGTGCTCAAGCTGCTGCGTGACGCGCGGGACGAAGTGCTGGCGCTGGCGGGGGTGCCGGACAAGGACGGCGGCGGCAACATCACCTGTGAGGAGTGCGGGGCTGTTGTCGCGTGGGAGGGCGAACGACCAGAGGACTGCCTGAAATGCGGCATGCCCGTTGGCAGCGACACATGACAGCCCGACGTGACCGCACCGCCGGGACAACCCAAGGACAGGAGGCGTCATCCGGTATGCACTCACACTCACCGTGGCTCTCACACTTGCTGGAGCAACGGCAACCGCAAGCACCACGCTTGGGCAGCAGGCCCGGTGGCTTGCACGGCACGGAGGTGTCACCGGCACCTGCGCCGGCTGCGCCACCCAACGCATGCAGCGCCTTAGCTACGCACTGGTTGCGGAGCGTTTTCGGCCCGCGGGACGGGCGGCGGTAACTCATGCGACGTGCATCGTCCGTCATGAGTCGCAAGGAAACCCAGGGGCCGTTAACGCCGCGAGCG